GCTTAACCGCTTGTGGAATTGCATCCACTACCTTACCTAACTCGTCAATAACATTCGAAGCAGTAACAGTAGTACCAGTAACATCATTAACAGCATCATCGCCAGTAGCGTTCTCTAAGATAGTAGCAAAACCATCAAATTGTCCGCTTGTAGCGTTAGAACCATTCCAAATATTTTGCTCGATACGTTGTGCAACTTTATCGGCAACGTGTCCAATCAAAAAGTCAGAAAATTTAGGTGGTAAATTCTTGTAGGCAGAATATCCCATTTGTACACTTTCCCAATCAGCAACATAATCTTTCTTACATAATTGCAAGTTTACCTGAAATTCTTCGGGTTCAAGAATACGTTCAGTTTTAGTAACTGTTGAAGTGGGGTCAAAATCACAAGTAGCATCTTTTAAGATGTCATCAGTAGAAATTTTGCCAATTACCTCTTTCAAGGCAACATTAGGGCGAACAGTAACACCGCCTTGTGCGATAGTATTACCGCTCAACAGAGCAGCAGCAACATATTTTCCTGCAAACTCCCCTGCGTAAGTAGTAGTAATTGAAGTTGTAGTAGCCATTTTAAACTATTTTTTTTAAATTATTATTATGCTTCGGAAGCCCAAATACCAACACCACCATCAACATACCAAGTGGTTAGGGCAACAGCTTTCAGTTTACACCAATCTCCTTTATTAGAAGTAGCTTTAGTGTTAATCCAATCCTTATCAACAACACCACCTGCAACAGAATCAGCAGCAGCGTTAGCGATAGTACCATTAACACTATCAGTAGCATTTGGAGAGATAGTAATAATGTTGTTTGCATCAGCACCAGTATTTCTAAACAAAAATTCCATACCGATAGTATCAGCAGTAATTTGTGGTAAAGTAATAGTAAGTGCATCGGTAGCTACATTAAAGTCCTGACCTGCTTGGTTAGCACCTAATGTAGTATCAGCGGTAATTGTGTTTTGTTTAGTTCTTGCTCGTAGAACATCGTTGCTTGTACTCATTTTTTTAAATTATTTAGCGGTTAGCATATCAAAAATTCTCGATAACCTTGTTTCAGGTCTGTTTTGAGAGTATAAAATCTCATCAACTTTCTTTTCTTCAATTTCAGGAGAATGAACAATAGGTTCTGCTGAAAGTTCTTCTTTCTCTGCCTCAACAGGAACTTCCATTTTTTCTTCTTCTTCCATTTTCTTTTCAGAAACCATAGCTTCTACCATTCCTTTCAATGCAGCAAAGTCGGACTTTAGCTTATTGAAATCTTCCATAGAAACCATATCTTTCATCATCTTTTCATCGTCATAATGACGTTCCATATCATCTTCTGCCATTTCATCGGCTTCCTCTAATTGAACATCTTGCTCAACTGCTTCTTCTTCTACTGAAAGAAGCACACTTTTTAGTTTAGATAAAATCTCTGTCGCTTTCATTTATAAATTAGTTACATTGGTTAAACGATTGTGTTATAGTGCTGTTTCGTTTTACACTTTTCCTACTCCTTGTGCGTGTAAACTTCCATCGCAACATTTCTTGCTATATCTCTTTCCGTCTTTGCAAAGACAGCCTCTTTTTTTTCCTTTAGGAGAAGTTCTACTTTCTTGATAGGGTTTTCTGCTCATTTCTTAGCTTTTGGGTGTTTAGTCGGTAATAAATCGTAATCGGTAGTATATTTAGGGTTTTGTGGTCTGCCGTTTTTGACTAAATACAAGAAAGCATTTACCCTTGCAAACGCCCATTGTGATGGCGATTTAACTCTTGGGGAATGACTTCTGTTGAAAGCACCTAAACCTCTTTGAAATACAGAAGCCAACATACCAGTAGTAACACCATATCCCAACTTCTTCTTGTAACGCTCATTAAAGTCATCTGACTTGTTTTTTAACGTCTTTCTGTCTTTCTCTGATACCTTAGCACCTCTTTTGCCTTTTGCTGTTCCTTTTGCTGTTCCTTTTCCTTTTGGAGATGGATTAGGGGTGTCCGACTTAGGTGCTTTAGGAGATTTAACAATCCCACCTCTTTTGCCTACCTTAGCTAATTCATCGTGAGTTTCACAAGGCATATACCAAGTCTTTCCATCTACTGTATGCGTATGTATGCCCTTACACCCCTTTGACTTAGCTACTGCATACGCTTGTTCAGGTGTGTCATAGGCTGTATGTCCACTTATTCTTTTTTCGGCTAAAGAAAGTTCGCCTAATCCTTTTAGTTTGGATTCAACCCAATTTTTCATAGATTTACCACCCCATAGCAAATAGCTGATAGTTCCACAAGCCTCGTTATCTTTGGGGTTGTAATATGTCTCTGCTCTTGAAAGGTAACTGTAAATGCGTTTCAACGTGGATAACGTGAAGTTTTGTTTTGATGCGAGTTGCCTTGCACGAACTTTTCCCACTTGCGTGGCACACTTGTTATCTACTTTCTCGTTAAGTTCAATACCTCGCTTAGCATTATTTGAAGCCGATTCAGGATAGCCACCGTAAGATTCAAGTTCTACTTCCTCTGAAAATTGAGATATTAACTCTAATAAAGTAAACTCTGCGTTTAATTCATCTAAACACTCATTACAAACATCTACTTGCTTAGAAAGTTCGTATTGCTCTACAAAGTAGCCCTCAATAGAAAAGCCTTTAACTTCTCCTGCTTTTACTTTTTGCCAAACCTCATCGTTGTTTACTTTCATAGAAACCATCCAAGTTCCTAATGGTAAATCAAAGCCATACTTTCTTGATTTGTCTTTTTCTTCATCTTCGATAAGCCAACTTTCCACAACAGTCATTCCGTTAATATCGAACTCGTGTTCGTATGTAGAGTTGTTTTGGTTTCCTCTCATAAGGAATAATTCGGAAGCTTTTCTTACCGTTTCCTTTGAGAAATAGATGTAATATTTCTCGTCATCTTCATTTTTGCGCATAATTTTTTTGTTAGGTATAAGCGCAGCACCCATAAGAATTTTCTTTTCCTTATCAACTTCGGCTAAAGAAATTTCTTTATGTTCCTTTAATGCAATAAAATCTTCCTCTATTGCGGGTTTTTCAACAACTGAAATGGCTTCTATACCACTCAATTCGTTTTCCTCATCAATGAATAATTCTACAATTCTTTCCATATCTTATATACGATTATTTTTAATATTGTACGTTATCCTAATGAAGCACCCTCAATGATATTCCTATCTAATTGCTGTGCTGTTGTAACATCATCAGAAACAACAAAGGCTCTTAGTGGTTGTTGTTCGGCTGTTGCTATTGTTTGTGCTAATTGGTTAGTTGGCGAAGCACCTACGATATTGAAGTCGGGTTCAGCAGGGGGCGCAACAGCACCGCTTCCAACACCACCCGAATCACTTACACCAGTAAGAGACGATATTTGTTGTTGAGCGGTTTTTCTTGCTTTAATTATACTTGCGATAACCGAACCAATCGAAATGGCAAATGCAACTACTCCTGCGGGACCAAGAGAGGACATAAAAGTACCAATAGACATCTGCCCTGCTGCAATATTTTTCGCAGCTAAAACCTGTGTTTCTGCGAGAACTAACCCACCCATCATATTAAGCCTTAGTGCCATCAAAGCTGATTCTTGTGCGGTTTTCTTAGCTTCCATTATCATTTCTGCCATCAATAATGTTTGTTTGAGTGTGAAAAAATCTCTTTCAGCTTTAATCTTTTTTATTTGCGCTTCTCTTTCTTGTTTTTCTATATCCGCTAATGCTGATGCTCTTTCCGATTTATTTAGAGATGTATTTGCGGATATGTTTTCTTTCTCAGCTTTTAATCTTGCTAATTCATTTTCGTGATAAGAAAGCGATACATCTTCTAAGGTGCTAAATGCTGTTCCAATAGCATCAACCAACATTTTAGTTTCCTTAAAACTTTCATTTAGCTGATTAATAAAGAAGTCGTTAAGTCTAATGGCGGCATCTCTTGTGTCAGACAATCCTTGTTTTAATCCCCCAAAATAATCTTTTTCACCCCTTACATCCTGAACACCAAATTCCATAAGACCTAATGCTCTTTCTATTTCAGATGCAAGTCCTTTTATTTCGGGTCGTTCAATACCATCGCCTCCATCATCCTTTTTTCCAAGTATTAAGTCTCTAAAATTATTATCTTTCAAAAATTCAGCAAACTCCTCATATTCTTTCTTTATCGCTGCCTTAATTGTTTCTACATT